TGCAAAATCGCCATTATTGAGCTAAAAACGCAGAATAAATCTTCATATTTTATCGAAATAATTTAATTATTATTATTGCGGTTTGATGTGGATATGTTAATTTGTGATTACATCCTCAATAGGATTACAACTATTGAGTCTCCAGAGTCTTCGGACTACTGGACTGTTATATGGTGCTGTCGGAGTCGTACGACCGATGACATCGGCTGAGTTTTGGTAATGTCCTAAGTTGAAATTTTTTTTATGAATTGAATAAGTGAATAAGCTCTTTACAAAATAAATAGCGGTTGACGTGAAATGGTCTTCGTCACTCTTTCAAGCAAGTAAACCGGACTCAGCGAACCGAGTTACCCGGGTTTGCCATCAAGATGGAGCCAACGGGAATCGAACCCGTACCTTTAGGTGCCAAGCCTTTAAGTGGAAACCATTCACTCTTTTTTTTCGCTATTGAGGATTTAATAAAAAAATGAAATTAGGACACTACCGGTGCTGTTAGAGTCGTGACCAGTAACAGATTAAGGTTGAGACTACGCGGGTCTTGGCTATGCTGTTATTGCTGGCAGCACCAAGAATATTACAGCAGGGATGCTAATGATATACAATATACCAAGAAAAAGAAAAAAGCAGGGCGTGCCGCTGTGCCTGGAATAACACAAACAGCGGTTATATTTGTAATTAACGGCAAGGACGCTGATTATGATAAAAGATAAATCAGATTTGAAGGCGGTTTGGGATAAATTCACTTCCAGAGTTTATCCCTGCCGCTTTTTTTTATTGGCTGAAATCGAGGGGATTCCGGTAGAAAGTAGGCCAAGATATAAAGCTGCTCTTTGATAATAAAATATGGCTGTGAAAATTATCGTTTTAGGCTATCGTAAAGCCTGAGGTTTTATACTGCAAGACACAGAAACAAAGGAAGTGATTTACAACTTGATTTACTACAAGTGAAGGCTCTGGAAGCGACCTGGCTAATAGTTTTAGCCTGCAACCTTCGACCGGAGAGACTCGGATTCACAGCTAAATAGGGGAATACGCTCTCCCGCCCTGTTTTATTATCGAAGCAGTTTTCGTTAATTATTTACTTGACGTATATTTTATGGAAAACTTCCTTTTGGGGATATAAGTCGCGCTGCGCTTACTTATAAAATCAAGAGGTATTACCTGCAAGACATTATGTTATTAACTAATGATATAATTAAAGCTGGCGCAAGTATAAACCAAGGTTGGAGTTTAAGGCAAATAAAGCTACTTGGAGCTAAGAGTTTCAAAAAAGGCTGGAAGTGGCGAATTATAGGTACAAACGTGCCTAAAAAGGATATTGAAGAATTTTTGGCATTGAAAAATAAGCATTTAGGCGAGCTTGAGCCAACGATAGACGATTCAAATAGGCAGGAATGGCTCAAAAAAATACATAGACAGAATCCTTGGCTTAACGAGCCTGAGCCACAATTATTCTCTGAAGACCAAATGCACAAAGAATGTGAAACTTGTGGAGATACAGGAAATGTTCTTGAGCCACGCAAAGATTGTCCAGGTGTAGATTGGGAGCCTTGTCCTGATTGTTTACCTAATGGATGGCCTGAGCCTATGGACAGCATAAGACAGGAAATAAATGGGTGATATAGTAATAAAAGCAGTAACGCGCAGAATAGGCAAGAAGTCTAAAAGTCCAGATAAAAGACCCGCAAGGCAGAGATATTGGATAACTCGGAAGCTGGAAGAGCGGAAAGTAGGTAATTTGATGAAATACTGTGGAATGAGCAAACAACAGGCATACAATTTTTGGCATAATGGTAATATTGAGAAGAACGGCCTGGGACGCAGGATGGGCAGAGTTAAAGACGGATATTTAAAGAAAACAGCATAAGACAGGAAAATAAATGGATAACATAAAAAGGCTCAAAACAGAGCGAATAGACATTTACAAGCCCATATTACCGATGAGCCATAACATAGATGGCCACGAGGACAGAATGAAGGCTTTGGTTAAAAGAGAAAAAGAAAGAAATGAGCAAAAAAAAGAAATGTCCGTTTTGTAATGAGGAATTGGTATTTAGCAGCCGGATAGAATATGAAGAATACTGGAAATGTCCATGTTGTGCGTATTGCAAAACAATAATCTCGCCTGAAATAGACGGAACATAAAATGAACACAAAAGGGCTTGTTTTAAGTAAACCCACCAAAAAGCAATTACAGGCATATTCTTTAGTTGTTGTTCAAGGCCATAACCACAACCAGGCTGCAAAAATAATGGGATTGTGTCGCTCGGAGGTTACACGACTAATTTTACGTATCAAACGTAATATAAAGTAGTTAGATGAATAACCGTGAGAAAAAATGTAACATTCACATCTATATATAGAGGAGAGGGGTTACAACGTATTACCTGGGGACAGCCACAAATGATTGTAGTGGCCAAAATGGATAGACGTTGCCCCAAATGCGGAATGAAAGAAGACAGAGATATAGGATTAGATTTAGGCTTTAATGGAGACAGAAAACACATCTTCGGGGGATTGTGCTTTAACTGCGGCTGGAGCTTCTGATGGAGCTTGTAAGTGAGCAAGAAAGCTAAAAAGAAGACAGCTAAGAAGAAAGGCAGACCAGCAGTATATCAACCAAAATATGTGAAGATAGCAGGGGAGTTATGCAGAGAGAAGGGTTACACCGACAAGAACCTGGCAGACCATTTCAAGGTTTGCGAAGGCACAATCAACCGTTGGAAAAATGAGTTTCCTAATTTTTATGAGTCCTTAAAAAAGGGGAAGGATGATTTTGATTCACGAGTAGTTGAGCAATCACTTCTAAAGCGAGCAGTGGGTTATAGTTACGTAGAAACTACGAGGGAATTACAGGCTGACGAAAGTGAGGAAGCGTTCGAGAGTGCATATTTCCCAGGTACACCATCTTTAATCCATAAAGAGGAAAAAGAAAGTTCTACTCAGACATTAGCTGTAACCAAAAAAGTAACCAAACACATGGCCCCAGACGTTACTGCTCAAATATTCTGGTTGAAGAACAGGAAGCCGCAACGCTGGAGTGATATGAAAGAGATTGAACACCGAATTGAGGATATTACCAAGCCCCTCACCCTTGAAGAAATGAAAAGGCGTATTTGTGAGGCTGAGGCGGCCGGGGACGGCATAGACAAAAGGAGCATAAACGGTGGTAACGGCACTTCTTGAAGATTACAAGCGGACTTCTTTAGGCTGGCAGTCGGAGAACCTGAGGATAATTGATAAGAAGGCCATGCTCGTGCCTCTTAATCACAACAAGGCCCAGCTCAAGGTCAACAATGCCATGGCCCTCCAGATGAAGCACAATTTACCGATTATGCTCATCATCCTCAAGGCCAGGCAGAGGGGTATATCAACGAAGATAGAAGCGGACATATTCGAGAGAATTAACCGCAGGGAAAACGCTCACGGGTGCATTGCGTCGGCTGACAAGGACTCCACTGAAAAAGTTTTTAGAATGTGCGAGACGTTCCAACAATCTATGCCTCTTGAATTAAAGAGACTTACAGACAGGGCCTCAGCGAAAGAGATACGTTACAGGCCGCCTCATCGTTCATCTATGCTCTGCCAGACTGCCGGCAAGAAGGTACTGGGGCGTGGTGGTACAACTCAGTATGTTCATGCCACAGAAGTAGCTTTCTGGGAAAACGCTGCTACACAACTATTAGGTTTGAGGCAAGAAGTGCCTAATGACCCGGATACAATGATTGTACTCGAATCTACCGCAAATGGCGTTGGAGGGGCTTTTTACGATGAATACTGGGCTGCTGTTGCCCGCCTAAGGGATGATCCCCATAATTATCGGGGATATCTACCCATTTTTCTATCCTGGCAGGACGAGGAAGAATACCAAGAGCCGCTACCCAAAGGATGCAAGACTGTACCCAATATGACATCGGATATGGAGGAGTACGTCAAAGAAGGGATGGCTATGGGCATTTCTCTGAGCCCAGAGCAGATATACTTCGCCCTCTTGACTATTCAAAACCGATGTGGTGGAGACATATCAAGGTTCAAAGCGGAGTATCCCAGGACGGCAAGGGAAGCGTTCCAGAGCACAGGTCGAATGGTCTTTAACCCAATCGACCTTGATACAATGGCCCAAGCGTGTAGAGAGCCCTCGGCGCAAGTAGAGTTTTTTGAGATTGAAGGCAAGGTCAAGTATCGGCACGTCAACCGCAGGCAGAACTGCTGGTATGTCTGGATGTGGCCGACTAAGAACCATAGCTATTGTTCTTTTGGCGATGTGGCCGAGGGGTTACTATCAGACTCCAATGATGCCAAGAGTGACCCGGACCGCTCTGTGGCTGCCATATTAGACCGTAATCATTTTCACGTATCTGCGACATACTACGGACGCCCGGACACAATCGAGTTTGCCGACCAGATGATAATGGCCTCTAAATTTTATAACTATGCCTGGTCAAGCCCGGAGATGAACTCAATAGGCCAGAGCATACTCGATGCGTTCAAGCGTGCCGATTATCCGTTCATCTACCAACGCGAGCACAAAGAGGAGACGGTACAGCGTGAAGACTCTAAGAAGCTCGGTTGGAAGACAACTACATTGACTCGTAAGCCAATGATAGCCGACCTCCAGAAAGTTACGCAGGAGCACGAGCTTATAGTCTTTGATGTTCGGTTTATTGATGAGATGAGGGTATTTGTCTGGAACTCACAGGGCAAGCCTCAGGCAGAGACAGGTGAGCATGATGATTGTGTTATCACCTTGGCAGGCTTGATTCAATTACACCAGAGATGCCCGCTCAACGAGGACTTGTCCTGGGACCGCGAGGACACCGAACCTATACGACCAATATCAGTAATGGGTGCGACCGAGCCGGAAGATGATGAGGACGGGCTTGATTTATTGTACGAAGATATGAGCGATTATGAATAGGAGAATAAAAAGAACGTACAAATCCCAACGAAGTTAAGACGTAATGCCCCCTGCCACTGTGGTTCGGGGCGCAAGTACAAGAAATGCTGTGAACAGAAGGAGCTAAAAGCTATGGAAGAAGAAAAACAGATTGTAACGCCACACAGTCTCAAGAATGAATTTCGAGATGAAGTCAGAGACCCTTACGCCGGTATCCCCGCACATGAGCTCGTCACCCGGGACACGGTTGTTCTATTGATTGAGCTGAGATTCCGCAAGGAAGCTATTGAGGCGGACTACGCACATTTCGAGGCAGCTATTGAAAGAGGGAAGGATGTGCGCAATGCACTTATGACCTTGCCAAAATCACCATACAAGGAGGCCGTCTTAGCAGACATTGAAGCACAGATTAAGGCCCAAGCAGATAAGGCCAAGACAATAAGATTACCAATGTCGCTGAACCTTACCTTGCTGGCTTTGGAAGAGCTCTTTGAGCAACCTGGACCACCAATAGAAGACGCTGAACTTAATGCAATGGGCGTTGCCACTGAACAAGAAGATTTAGCTGACGATGATGCTGAAGACGAGCTGACCATCCCCGATGAACCAGAGGAGACGGACGAAGACGACAACGATGAAGACGATAATCCAAACGAAGCGATATGAATGAGATAACAATTTGAAGTGTCCCGTTTAACAAACAGGCTTTTATTGTTATGAATGACTACATCCCCATAATCTGTTTTGTAGCCGGTATTGTGACGGGGGCCGGGCTGATGTATATCGGCTTCAAGTTGGGCTTTAGAGCTTCTTTTGAGATACGCCAGAGCAAAGACTTCCCGGAGGAGGAAGGCAAGGGCCTATTCAAGAAGTCCAAAGACCTTGCTGAGTTTGAATTACTGAAGGATGAAGAATGAGAAAGATTCTCATAATATTTCTGATGGTTCTAAGTGCTGAATGTTGCTTTGGCGTCACGAATTACTTTGTAGCTACCAACGGCAACGATGATACTGGGGATGGTTCAATTGGCACTCCCTGGGCAACTCTTGACAAGGCGAGAACAGTAGTCCAGGGAAATACTGATTGCATTGTTAATATACGGGTAGGTACGTATTATCTAACCAGCACATTTACTTTGGACGCAGATGATTCGGGGGCTGATGGATTAAAGAATATTTGGCAAGCCTATGAAGATGAAGTTGTTTATATCAAAGGCTCAAAGACCATTGCCTATGGGGATTTCTCTGTTTATAGTGGTTCCATTTTAACCGCCGATGTTACTGCATATAGCATCAGTGACCCATGCCAAGTGTTCTTCAATGGCACGAGATGCCGAAGGGCGAGGGTTCCTAATTTTAATGCTGCTAATCCATATTCGAGTATGTTTCCATTATATCCAGCCTCAGATACATCAGGCGATGGTGATAATTTCAAATACACAGCAGGAGATGTTTCTCCTGCAACTTGGACGAATGTTACGGATATTGAAGTTGATATGCACGGAGGCTGGTGGAATATATGGAAGCAGGTAGCCAGCATAAACTCGGAAACTCGTACAGTCACCTTACAAAGTGCATTGAAATCAACAATAATAACTGGTCCACCCAATAGATATTATTTCAATAACGTATTTGAAGAGTTGGACGCTGCTGGTGAATGGTATCTGGATGGTATAGACTTTTATATCTGGCCTCTTGATACATGGGATGCCGGAGATGTAGTTACAATAGATTATACTGAAGATTTAATATCACTTGATGGTGTTGATTTTGTAACTCTTGAATCGCTGAATATTGGGGAGTGTAAAGGTGAAGCAATAACCTTACATGATGCGGAAGATGTAGATGTCAACGGTTGTACGATAACTAACTGTGAAGAAATGGGAGTATCTATTACTGATGGTTATCGTTGTAAAGTTCGCAATAGTGCAATTAACAATACAGGGCATTGGGGCGTTTATGTAACAAATGATATTAGTTATCGAAAGAATCTTACAAGTTGTGCCCATGAGATTAGTGGTAACACTATTCATAATACCGGATGGTTCAGGAAGGGTTCGACCGCTGGGGCGATAAATATCTGGAGAGCAGTAGGCGTTACTGCAAGTCATAATGAAATTTATAACGAACCACGAATTGGAATCCGTGTTTCGGAGGGAAATGATAATGTAATAGAATATAATTACATTCACGAAGTTAATCGTGAGTCATGCGATTCTGGTGGTATCTATGCTTTGTCAACCTTCTGGCAACAACTTGGCAATGTTATTCAATATAATTATATTTACGATGTAGGAGGTTACGGATGGGATGGGGATAGCTTTGAAACTAATTATCAGGGCTATGCGATATACTTGGATGATTTCGCATCAGGTTATACTATCTACAAAAATATTATAAGGCCATTTGGAGATGCTGGAATTTTACTTCATGGGGGTCGTCATAATACGATAACCGAAAATTACATCTCTGATTATATAACCAACCCAGCAGTACCTATTTATTTTTCTGGTATAACCAATGAGAATGCTTCTTTACCTGGAATGTGGACTCAACTTAAGCAAGTTGAAGAATCGGAAGATGGGTGGGATGGAGCGGCATATTTATCAGCTTATCCTTGGATGTTTGATGTAAAAGAGCCAGTATGTGACCAAAATGACATAATGAGCTACAATGTCTTTACTGACAATGTAATAATCACCAATAACTATGATAGACCTGTTTACAAAGTACGATGGCTTGATGAGCCCAACTCAGTCATCAATAACAATATTATTTATCCAGGCACTTACACGAAGTATATATATGTGTATGGTGATACCACTGGCCCCAAAACTTGGGCTTACTGGACTGCTAAGGGTTTTGATATAGATACAAATGATATATCGGTGACTTACGATCCAGACCCAACCAGCCTTTCATTGTACGTGAATACAGGGACAATTGCTGCTGATTACTCTCTTGCCAATGACAAGACGCATATAGACCCGAATGGCGTTACCCATTCAGTCTCAATAAATTTGAGTCCATTTGAATATGATATTATGTTCGAGTGGCCAAGAAATGTATATTTATTTGCAAAGCTTTTTAGGAGAAATCAAAATGAGTAAAAGAACAAAAAACAAAGTGATGAGATGTGGCAAGATAACGATAGTTACTCTTTGTCTGATGTTGGCAGTGGGATTTGGATTTCTTACAGCGTTTTGGCCAATACAGAAAGCCAATGCAGCAGATATTACTAAATCACAAGGTGAATTGTATGCCTGGACATTGCTGGATGATACTGCTGGTGTTCCATATCTTGAAACAGGTGTGCATACGTACACCGATACGCTATCTTCCGTGCTTAATGTTGCTATGGTGAATGTAGGAGCTGTTGCCGACTCTGGTTCTGTTGGCTTTAAGATATTTGTTAGATACGGGGCGGCAGATGATGGATGGCGTGAATGGATAAACCTTCAAGCAGATGTAGCCGTAGCCGTAACTATTGATGTTGATGCAGAAGCAGCATCAGCACAAGCAGTAATACCGTTATCAGCAACAACTAACTTTGATGAACCTGCTCAAATAGGCAAAACTTTCTTTTTGCGGGATGCTACTTTAGCAAATTCAGAATTAGTGATATGGGGTGGTGTTTTTGAGAATGATGTTTCCATTACTGTCATTGACAATTTAGTGAGAACACACGCAGACACAGCAGATATTTATCAAGTTGTAAAACAATGGAATATCCGGTTGCCAAACGGCAATGACGAAGCAAAGGTTGTATTTTATAATCAGGATGCGGATGCTAATTATGCCTGCCGTGTGGATTACGCTAATGAGGACGACATTGAATGAAAAAGCTAATCACAACATTACTACTTATCTTTCTACTTGCGAGCGTAGCTTCTGGGCAATGGTTATATTCACAGCAAAAGCCTCCTCTGGGCAGCCAGATAGACCGGGGAAATTCTCTTACTAACGGTCTTGTTTATGCCTCGTTTTTCCTTGAGGGTTGTGGCAATAAAGTATTTGACCTATCAGGGAATAATTTACAGGTAAAAGCCTGGAATGGCACTCCGTTATGGATTGCTGGCAATAGAGGGCCATCGTTAGAATTTGCCAAAGCAAGTTTTGAATATGTTGAGGTTTCAAATTCGCCAGTCATCTCTTTTGGAGCCGGAGATTTTACTGTCGTAGTTGAATTTGTTAAATATACAGCCTCTGTAGGTTGGACTAATATTTCGATTGTTAATAAATGGAATAGTAGTGGTTCTGCCGGTACGAATGAATGGGCATTACAATCGAGTATTACAGGGGATGATGATAAGCCATGTTTTTCTATAGAATACGAAAATACCATTGTTAATGCTAACTCGGCTACCGCTTTAACATTGGGTCAATACTATCAACTTATAGGGGTCAAAGATTCTACGGGGATTCATTTATATAGAAATGGCATCTTAGATGTCGAAAATCTATGCGGTCAACAAACAATCAATACGGTTGCAGCCAGAGATTTGAATATTGGTCGAATAGATGCAAGTGCTGTCAATTATACATTAGATGGAGCAATTTCTTACATATATCTTTTCAACCGTGCCTTATCCTCCACTGAAGTTCAGCAACTCTATAATCCATTCTGCGTATTCCAGACAGATTACACAAGCCTTTGGCAGAGTGCTTTGGGAGAAGAAATTCCAGGGACATGGAGCGTTGCTTTGTTAGGTGATGCTAAATCAGCCGGAAAAAGTGCAGGCAAAAGTGCAGGTAAACAAGACTAAAGGAGACATATAATGTTTAGAAAAAGAAATTTGGTTATTGTAATCATTTGTATTTTGTCAATTCTCGGAGGCATAATCGCTAATGCCGCTGAAATTGTAGCAAATCATGCTGATGACCAGTCATTCTACATGGTTATGTATGACAGGAACGGCGACCCGAATACAAGTATCACTGTCACAACCCTAAATATGTTTTATGTGGAAGATGGTGCTACATCGGTAAGTGTGGGGGCATGTTCCGATTTGACTGCCGAGAATGCAGCACATACAGATGGTGGTGCTTACGAAATAGGCACATCCGGTCTTTATCGTTTCGATTTTCCAGATGCCGCCTTCGATGGTGGTATAAACAAACGAGTGACCCTCTGGATTACCGACGATATTACGGGAACGAGAAATTCATATCTTACCGTAATGCTTTCTCCACCAGTGAATATCGATGCTATCGACAGCAATAATCTTGCTTCTCAAAATGCCCATGCTTTCTATGGTAATGTCGGAGCGGGAGACCCCTACGAAAGATTCGAGGATATGTTTGACACTACCAAAGTGAGCATTGCTACTATATACAGCGACCCACATACTCAAGCCAACTTAGAGACGTATTCTCAGACGGGTGCTGATGCAGCTTTGGTGGCTCTTGGCCTTGACCATCTTACAGTATCTACCGGTGTGGCTGCCGGGGGTGACTTGACAACCTATGTCGCGGATTTATCAATTCTCGGTCATTTAATATCTAATGCGGATACTTCAACTTATAGTTCTGCCACTGATAGTCTTAAAATCTTGAGTGATAATCAAACTACGATTGCGGGATATACGGATGACATAGGCGTTGCCGGTGTGGGGCTTACTGAAGCTGGGGGGGATGGCGACCACTTAACTGCAATCAACTTGCCAAATCAGACCATGGACATCACGGGCAGTTTGTCTGGAGCGGTAGGTTCTGTAACTGGAGCTGTTGGAAGTGTGACGGGTGCGGTTGGTAGTGTAACCGGGGCAGTAGGTTCTGTAACCGGAGCCGTAGGTAGTGTGGCAGGAAATGTTGATGGAAATGTATCCGGTTCAGTTGGGAGCAATCTTGATTTAGATTCTACGGCAGAATTTGATGCTTATAATGCAACTGTGGTGACAGCAGTAGGCGTTATTGAAACTGCTGCTACTGCTGCTAAGACGGCTGCGGAGAAAATAGATACAGCATCTGAGTTGAGGACGTTACTTGTAGGGACTAATCTTCCTCTGGCTGCTGGGCTTAATTACACAACCATTGCGACTTTGGCAAGCCAAACCAGTTTCACATTGACGGCAGGTTCGGCGAACAATGATGCGTATAACGGTTGCACAATCATTATTCAGGACGTTTCAACTGCGGCACAAGTGGCGGTTGGAACAGTTAGTGATTATACAGGTTCCTCAAAGACTGTGACTTTAGGCGCTGACCCGCTTGCTGCTTTCGTAATGGAAGCTACAGATAAGGTGTTAATATTGCCGGGAACATCCATATCAGTAGCGGCTTTAGCTGATATTGGCGATGCTGTCCGTGGAGAACCCCTAACGAGCGCCGAAACGGTCAATACGCTTGGCTGGTACATAAGGTTAGTAGGCGATTTACAATTCTAAAGGAGAAATTATGTTAGTAGAATTTTGGCGAAGAGCATGGGACGCATTGAGGTCTAATGTTGAAGACGATGATACCACGCTCATTACGACCTTTGAACACAATAACGCCACGTATTTAGCAAACAAATGGGACATCCCGAAGGACATAAGCACCATTGTAATCGCTTTCTGGGGCAAGGATACGGAGGACGACACCGGCTCTTATGCCCTGTTTGGCAGGGGCAAGATGAACGGCCCGATAGAAGCGGTGGCCGCCGGCAATCTGATTCTCGGAGCCCAGCTTATCACTAACGAGCCTATTCTTAATACCGCCGAGACAGCATACTGGGTCGATTCTATCACCAATACTATCGAATGGATAAAGACCCCGATTATCAAGAACAATGGGAATGATGGCATTTGCTATCTTTGTGTCGATGCCAAGCACCTTGCTGACGTATATCTTCAAATTGTCAATGTCGGTGGCACTTCCCCGGAAATGACCGAACTAAATGCCATAATATCCGGAATGGCAGAGGCTTAGAAAACCCTTTTAGAAGAAGGAGCCTGAGATGAAAATATATGGACCCAACAGAATCAACTACACACGGACCGGCTCACACGGCCCCGGATAACAATCCAGACCTCAACGCATTTCTCGATGACATTCGTAATGCGGGTATGTCGGAAACCAAGAAGTTTCAGACTATTTGGCATACCGCCATACAATACGCCTGGGGGCAGCAGCTTCAAAATTGGAAGCTCAAGGAGAATTGGGAATACATTGTCGTCAACCGCATTTACCCCTTGATGTTTCAGACAATAGCGAAGCTCGCTAACAATCACCCCAAAATCCTTACGCAAGTTTGGGATGATGAAAAGGAGGGGGCAACCGAATACGCTGAGAAGTGGGCTGGCCATCTTCAATATCTCTGGGAATCTCCCTACGAACTCTCCATGAGGCTGAAACTTATTAAGGGTCTCCTTGACTGCGCCGTTTTCGGATACATGGTGGGCAAGACCATGTGGGAGCCAAAACCGAGAGGAGGATGGGACGATACAAGCAAGAGCTGGACGGGTAAGGTGACGGAGGTCTTTATCCATCCGGCAATGTTCTGGTGCGATCCATCGGCTGAGAATTTGGAAAATGCCGAGAACTGCGGTTCCAAGAGGAGGGTCAAGCTCGAATGGGCGACTAATAGGTGGCCGGAGCACAAAGAAGCTATTGAGGCGGAGGCTTATACTTCCACAGACCCTAAATACACTTCCAGCGATTTGATTTCCTACGAAGACCAGAAAGGCTCTACCCTTTCTGTTTCTCGACAGAATATGTTCTCAAGAATGGTCGACCTCATTCTTAATTCGGGCAAGGGGACAGCGAGCGGGCTTGATGGCGGGGATAAACAGAAGTACGTAGATATTGAGGAAATCTACTGGCGTGACTACTCCGAAGTTCACAAAAAGATTGAAGATAACATCCCTGAAGAAGACTTGGAGAGACAGGGCAAGATAATCAAAGAGGAAATCACAGGTCTATTCATAGACCCTCAGACCAAGAAACCCCTTGAGGAATGGCCGACCCAGGTAACTGAGGAATACGATGAGCCCAAGTTTCCGAATGGTCGTTTCGTTCTGAGGATAGGTCTTACAATTCTCAATCCCAAAGAAGAAGACCAGGTTTACAAGGAAAGCCGCTGGCCGTTCAACGTGATGCCGTATCACGTGCTTCCTCATATGTGGCAGGGTGGTAACGCTGTAGAAATGAGTCGGAACAATAACGACTTCCTCAACATAACGATGAGCGCAATGGTCAACCAGGTCAGGAGGACGGCAGACCCAACAAAAGTCATTGAGGCCGGGGCGTTGGCAAAAGGCCGTGACGGTAAGGTAAGGAGTAAGATAGACTCTATAACCGGGCTTGGCAGGATTATCATAGCGACTCGTGGCAAAATAAAGGCGATACAGAATCTTGTGTATCCCCCCCTCGATGCTTCCGTACCAATGCTGGCAGAACTCTTAAAGAAGGACATAGACGACCAAAGTTTCATGCAGGATGTCGCCCGGGGCGCAGCACAAAAAGGACAGCAGACAAAGGCTGAAATCGTAAGACTCAATCAGAACTCTTTGGACTACGTGGGATTACAGGGCGTTTTCCTTGATAAGTGGATTGACGAAACAGCGACCTTGATAGCCGAAATCTGTCAGAGTCACTACGAGCCCGACAGACTGATGAAGATGATAGCGGATGACGTTAAGAGTGGAATGAAGGCCGAGCAGGAGAGCTTGGACGTTAGGTTCGATGTGAATATCGAGCCTGGCTCGACCCTTCCCTTCGATGAAGAAAAAAAGCAGCAGGAGTACGCAGCGGCCTATCAGTTACTTGAAAATCCCATACCAAACCCGATGATAGAGGATATGCTGAGAGTCCTGAACATCTCGAAAAGAAAAGAAATTTTAGAGAAATATAAGGGCTTGCAGTTATTCCGACAGTTCATTATGATGGGCCAAATGTTAAGTCAGTTAGAACCTGAAAAAGTGCAGGCGTTTATTGAGGCTTCGGGAGTGCCGCAGCTCCAGCAGCTTGCACAGTTACTTATGCAGGCGGGTCAATTAGCACCGCAAATGAAGATGTAGAAGAAGGAGAACCGAAATGATTGATTGGGAAGACGACAACAAGACCATCTTTTCGGGTGATTTGGATTCAGAAGAAAGAGCTGCCGTCAAGTCGGGCGAGAAAAGAGGCGAGCGCGTAGCAATGGAAGAAGACCCGAAAAGGTTTGGTTTGGCGAGACAAAGAGCTTTAAGTAGGAAGAAGCACGAAGAAAATTACGTAAGGATATTTGGACATGAGTAAAGAAGGAGAAACAAAAAATGGAATATCCTATAGACGAAAAGCATTGCAAGGGTTGTCAGTGTTTGAATTGCAAAGCAAAAGATTGTCATACTTGGTGCAAGCCTGAGAATCGACACGCTTGTAGTAAGTACCAAGTGACTTTGTGTAAGACCCAAAAAGGGCCTATGATAACGTAATTGTGAAGAAATAGTAACTTAACTAATTGAACGCCCCCGCAAGTGGCTTTTTTTATACCCGCGTTTAGCGGGTTTTTTTATTGGGAAATTCTGGATGGTGTGTAGCCATTCAGTTCGACGCAGACAGCCAAACAGACAGGAGCTAAAGGGCCAGTCTGCAATAGATTCCGGAAAGAGACAAGTGCTCAAACAAAGGAGAAAATTATGTTGAGTAAAAAGAGAATTTTGACATTGGCCGCAAAGTACGGCCCGTTTGTAAGATTTTATCCAGAAGGTCCAGAAGGTTCTGAAGGTAAACCGCCGGAAGTTAAGGAAGGCGATAAACCTGAGTTGAAAGAGAAAGAGGAGTTCGAGAAGACCCGCCAGAGGGCCGACCAGGAGGCGGCAAACGCAAGGAAGGCAAGAGAGGAGCTTAACGAGACGCAGGAAGTTCTTGAGACTGCTCGCTCGGAGAACGAATCTCTTAAAGAGAAACTTGCCGAGGCCGAATCCAAAGCTGTCCAGGCCGGAATCAAGGACGTTGAGCTTGACGAATCCGAATATCAGGGGACCGACCTTGCTCTGGTAAGGGCCATAAAAATCCTTAACCAGAAGATAGACGTCAAGGACAAAAAAATTGACAACCTTGAAAAGAAGGCGACTGGTTACGAGGAGCGGGAACGGCAGGAGCAAGCCAAGATTGCCCGAAACTCTGTTTACGAGGAGCTTCTAAGCGACCTAGATGGTGAATACGGAGCCGATTGTCGCAACGATGCCGTTAAGAAATTCGATGAACTGGGTAAAAAGGGCGACATTCCCAAAGGCAACCCCGCAAAAGCGGCCCGAATAATGGAAAAATGTTACAAAGAGGTCAAGACGGCCAAGTCAAAAGAAACAAAGAAATCTCTAACACTCGACACGGGTTCGGGAGGCGGCGGCGCTCCGAACCTGTCAGGTTTTAAGTTCAAAAGCGGACAGTCGCTGGACGAAGCTGTTGACCAGTACACGGCTGCCACTAAGAGTTAAGGAGATAATCAATGAGTTTTCATCAGGATTTGAACAACCTCACACGAGACTTGCACGATTCTACGTGGGAGGTTGAGTATATGAAAAAGAACCCGATTCTGGCTCTTATGCTGGAACGGGGTAACATGAAGTTCAGTGGCGGTGCGCGTTACTACAAGAATTTAGATACGGGCACTCACGAAGACCTCGCGCAAGACTACGAAGTTAATGATGTCCTAACCCACGGGGTCAAGGACACGACCGCCACCGCTTATTTCCGCAAAAAGAAAATGCAATTCCCCGTCCAGATAGACGTTGACGAGGAGATGGAGAACGCCAAGCAGACGCCTGATGGCACGCAGCTTCAAAACCTTGCTAAATACCGGGTCAAGAAGGCGAACGAGGGTATGCGTATCCACTTGCGGAAAAAAATGTATATGGCAATGAGCCAGAGTAAGGCACCTTCCGACACCAATAAGTATATGCAGGGTCTTAATAGCGCCCTCGAAGTTGATTCCACCTACGGGACGATTACCAGGACTTATAGTGCCGGAACAAGTGCCGATACGGGATTCTACTGGCAACCGATGGGCGGAGTCATCACTTCGGCTGTTCAGGCGACTTCAGTTGCTATCAGCATTTCGCAGATGCGTACCTGGTTTGAGCCTCTCGAAGACATCGAAAGTGATAACACCGACCTTGTTACCATACTCGGCGGTACGCTCTGGCTGTCACTTCAGTCCGAGGCGGAGGCCAGGTCAATGCCTTATAAAATCGAGAAGAACCGCACTGCCCGTCAGGGCTTTACGGAGATGGTTCTCGATGGCAGAAGGATAATCAAAGACCCGTTCCTCAAGAGCGCCAATAATACGGCAATGGGCGAGACGACCGCGGCTGCGCAGGCACTTGAGGGCAGGGTTTACGGCCTGAACCTCAAGGACTGGGACTTCTACATTCACCCGGACAACAAGTTCAAAATGACGGATTTCTTCGACCAGAAGAAAATCGCCGGTGGGTCTGACTTCATACTCGCCAGAATCTTGTTCAAGGGCAACCTTGTCTGCTGGCATCCGAACAGCCAGCTTTATTACGAATTAGTGACTCCGTAACGAATGACGTAACTTGGAACGTGGCGTTATTTAGTGAAATATTTTTCTAAACAATAAACAGCCGGATTTTCCGGCCTTTTTTTTAGGAGTATCTATTATGACAGTCGGAATTTTGTCAACAGAGTTTTACCTCATCGACAACTGGCCCGGTGAGCCAACGAATGGCCCGAACCCCGCAAACTGGACCACGCCATCGGCGACAGAGGATTTTGAACTCGGTACTAAGCGTATGATTTACGATGCCACCAACAATGGCTGGGCAACGCTCATGTTCCTGAAGTTTGTCGATGGAGCGGTTCCGGAAGCAACAATCAGAGACACTTGTGGTATGCACACAGCGGCGGCGGCTTCGGGAGATTACTTCTGCGTAAACGATGACGCCAGCGAAGTATCGCTGACAGGGCCGATAGCCATTGCTCTTGCTTCAGTGACAACCGCCCTGCCTTATGCGTGGTTCTGGGTAGGCGGCGTTTGTCCGGAAGATACCATTCCGGGGCTTAACGATGCGGCATACGTAACAGATGGCGGCGTAAATACAGCCCAGTCGTACATGGTATTGGCCGCCAGCGCGAGTTACGCTCGGTTCCATATTGCGACCGCTACGGACATTGCGAACTTTTCCGCCTTCAGTCTGGTATCAGACACCACAAGTTAAACCTTCAATCATTAACCTTTTGAAAGGAGGTTTATAAATGGCTGCATTTGATAATGGTATTCAAAAGATGGTAACTCTTGCCGGAGTTCGCATGGAGGAAGGCGCTGGCGTCACTATTGCCAATGTCCCTACGACTGCGAATCTGTCTAAACAGACGTTTACTATAGCTACAAAGCTAAAAAAGGTGCTTGCTGGTTTTGGCATAATGGACACTGATGGTATGGTGGCCATTGCAACTACCGGAGCGCCTTCAAATGGTCAGGTTACATTTACCAGATTTGCACCTGTAGAAACCAGTGCCGACACGCTTACTTACATCTTGTTTGGATACTAAGATCGCTTCTTCTTCTGAGATTGGAGTGACCCTTCGGGGTCGCTCCTTTCTTATTATGGAGTTTACTGTGGCATACATTGCAAACAGCAACGACATCCAACCGATGCTCTGGTGCATAACCACGATAATGATGGTATTGCTTTGCAGACTTTCCGCAGGAGCATTGCAAGGAATTAGGACGGGGCAATTTGCCAATTTGAACAGCACATTGTACGGCACTTACAGCTTTTTCATATTCAGGATGAATAATTCTATATCGGTTCATACATTTATTAAAAGTGTTTTTACCTTTTGGACTTTGTTTATAACGTTTTTGTGCGTTTTTGCCTTTCTCGGTTTTGCGATATTGTTGCTGATATTGTTTTTTGCAGGTTTTACATTGAGGTTGAAGACCATCTTTATCCCTTTTTCTGTGGGATTTATGAAACTCAGAAGGCGATTTGAAATGCTTGCAAGTGCAACATCTTTTGGTTACGATAGTTTCAGACATGGCTTTTCTCCTATAAAGAAAAGTTTATGTTTAGGGCCGGTTGCAGTTTACACGACTGCGGTCGGCTCGCTTTATTGTATAGGCAGTAAAGAGAATGTTAAATAAAAAAATTATTTAGGAGAAGAAAGAATGGACACAAAAGTGCTTGAGACATTGAATTACAGGCGCAAGGCTTATGTAACAACACTTAAAAGCTCAAACGGGGAAGAAATGAAGTTACCAAGTCCACAGAAAGCGCTCTATAGCACAATGCACAACAGCCACAAGGGATATAGATATGTAAACCAGGGAATAAAGACGGCCTGCGACTGGATTCATCTGCTGCGAGACGGAAGGGGTGAAATTCATAATCCCTGGACAGACACGCCTATTACTGTGGTTGAGCTTGGATGTGGCAATGGCATACTTTGTAGTTTGCTGGTGGATATGTGCTTCGATGTTACCGGAGTTGACATATATGAAGGCAAAATTATTTATAACAGGAAGGGATATAAGTTTATTGAGCACGACCTAACCAAGTTCCCTTATCCCTTCAAGGACAATGAGTTTGATTATTGTTTGTCTTTTGATGTTCTCGAACACTTGACTGAAAACGAAATTGCCGCCGTCCTAAGAGAAATGGCACGAATAAGTCGCGGTATTTTCCTTAAAGTATCGTGTCATGGAATACCGCCGCTCCACATTACGATTAAAACTCCCGGATGGTGGATGAACCAGTTGACAACAAATTGTCCTGATTTTTCATGGCAGCTATTGAGGAATTTTGAACGGATTGCGGTAGATAATGGCCGTGTAGGTAGTACCGTTAATACATCATCGGATATTCGGCCATTCAAGAACGGCGAAAAAATCACCTATGCTCCCTTGTTTCATGGCAAAAGGGGTGTAATTGATGAAGATTAAACTCTTTTTATGCGGCGGCGAAGATCCTGTAAGTGAATATCCACTTGGACTTGGCTACTTAAAGTCAAACTGTACCGGCGATATAACCATCGTCAAAGACAGGGCCGAACTTGTGGATTGCGATTTAATTGGTCTGAGCTCTACCGTAGGCGGATTGGTTGAAGCCATAGACATCCTGACGAACACAGACATTCCGGTAGCTATCGGCGGGCAAGGTACTATGTGGGATGGGTTGGATGATTACCCGTTTAAGTATATTATTCATGGCGAAGGCGAAAGGGCGTTGCAGGAGATTATTGACGGCAAGGTGAACGGCGATAAGCACATAAGATTCAATAATATGCCTGACCTGGACACCTTATGTTTTCCAGACAGAGGCAAATGCGGGGAAGAAGTCCCTATTCTTACGAGCAGGGGTTGTCCCTATAATTGCTATTTCTGCTCGTCACATAATTATTGGGGCAGGACCAGATGGCACTCTGCGGAGTATTTTCTTGATGAAGTGGATTTTATTAAGTCGAACTATCCGAAGTCCTGGATTTTATACATCATGGACGATTTGTTCATAGTCAATCTGGAGAGGTTCAACAAGATATACGAGCAATGGATGAAAGACGGGCTTAATACCAGATTTAGCTTAAAGGGCTTCGTCAGGTCCAAGTGGATGACCCTGGAAAGAGCTACAAAGATGAAAACTATGGGGTTCGGGAGCGTTCGTTTCGGTGCTGAGTCCGGCAGTAACAGGATGCTTAAAATTCTCAACAAACAGGAAACAGTTGAGGACCATCAGAGGTGCGTGGATATATGTAAGCAGGTTGGTTTGAATGTATGCTGTTCACTGATGCAGTATCTACCGGGCGAGACTATCGAGGACAGGATACTAACAGACGAGTTCAGGAAGAAGAACAATCGTACCTTGTGTATATCCGGCAATTATAAGTTCCAAAGATTTCCGGGCACACACTTTTATGACGGAAGCAGTCCATTAGAGGGGGACTGGAGAACCCGAGGTGCGGTTAAAAAAGAACGAGTCTTACCATGACACTTATTGCAGACAGGAATAACGTCAAGCCAAAATTTAGGCTCATATCCCTTGTGGTGGTGATAGTGTTCTGCCTGTGTGGGACAATAATGACACTGCAAGGTATTAACTGGAGGCAATTTGCCAACCCTAACAGCATAGGCCACGGCGTTCTTTGCTTTAAGTTGTCCGGGATGCCGAGCAATATAACATTTGTGAGTCGCTTTGCGTTTTTCGGGATGTTGAGTTCGATAAAGTTTGCGAGCGGCTTTGCATTTTTGGCTTTGTTCATAACGTGCTGCAGTGGCCTTGCCTTTCTCACTTTGTCTGTAACGGTGTTTTCTCCCAAGATTAAGATTAGTTGCTTTCCCTTTTTCACTTTGACGATAGCGTTCTTGTGCGATTTTACCCTGTTCTGTTTGTCTATATTCTTTTCCATAGCTCGAGTAGCAAATTTTGCAACGATTCTTATAACCATCTTTGTTATGTGGTTGTTTGAAAAATTCAGCAAGTGGTTTTGTTTGCTTGCAAGTGTTGCAGGTTTTTGTTTTAATTGGTTCAGACATGGTTTTCTCCTTATAAGAAAATCGTGTTTAGGGCCGATTGCAAGTTACACGCTTGCGGTCGGCTCGCTTTATTGTAACAGCAATAAGGTGAATTTCAAATATAAATCTGAAAATTTTTAGAAGAAGGAGTAACAAAATGAAAATTGGAGTTTACACATTAACTAACCAAAGGGACAAGTTCATTGACCATCTTTTAGCGGAAAAGTTGCGCCAATATGGTCATACTGTTTTGATACGCAACTTTGTATATGGCGCAAGAGAATCGGTATATTATGAAAAGCCTGATGTGATTGTGGTTCCGTTTCCGGGAGGGCAGTACAAGTACGACTTTGTTAAGCTCTGCAAGAAATGGGGTATAGTGGTTATTGTCCGGCGTGGCGAGGCCGGTCAGGGACGAGAGCAGTTTGAGAAACTTAGCGATGATTACAAAACGGTCATTCTCGGTAACTGGGATTATAGTCCTTACGTTGATTTGGAATTGACGTGGGGGCAGGAGTTTTCGGACATCATTGCAGAACAAAGTAATATGCCTGCCGAGAAGATAAAGGCTTGCGGTGCTTTTGCCTTTGACCCATATTTCCAACCCGACCACAGGAGGAATGAGAATCACGAAAAGACCATTCTCTTTGCAACGGGCTTCTCAACAGCCGATTGCAGGAGTGAGTATTGCGAGACTGGATTGCCTGAAGAATCAGACTACCACGAAAAATTATATGCCATACACCGAAAGGCAAGGGATAAATGGATTGATGCCATCAAGAAGCTGGTGAAGTGGTTTAGTTTGAACTGGCGATTTGAATTGAAAGTGCGTCCGGGCGAATCTGTTGCCGAGTACAAAAAAATGCTGCCTGATTGTGTTAAGATACATCCAGAAGATACTCCATCGTCTATTGTGCTTTGTGATGTTGATGTTCTTGTCCATAGCGGCTCAACAATGGCAATCGAAGCCCACTTGCTCGGCATACCATCATTCAACTTTTGTAATGTCAATCCCGATCCGCTTCTCTCTATGGCAAGTCCGAGGTTAGAGACTTACGAGGAGCTTGAATGGAATCTGGCGAGGGCTGTTGTAGGCCAGTCGAATATCAACGAGTCTGTTTTCAATGAACTACAGGAACATCTTTACGGCACGATTGACGGCAAGGCTTGCGAAAGGGCGTCTAAGTACATTCACGAGTATGTCAGTAGCAAAAAGATTAAGACGAAAATTCCGAATAGCTGGCCGAAAAAACCGACATATCTTGTTGAGGGTGTTCACCTGAAACAGCAAGAAGGGGATGTGCGATGGACTTGTCCATGCTGCCGTAATATTTATTACGGTCCGGTTGCCGGAATCTTGAACTGCCCCTGGTGTTCTATGAAAATCGAAAGAACACCGATAAGGCCAGAGACAGAAAGGCCCGCAGGAAAGATAAGGGTAACTCGAAATCTTGAATCGGTGCTGAAATAGAAGGGAGAATATAGTGGCAAAAACGGGAGCCGAGTTAATAGATACAATAAGATTGAGGTCGGGGCGTGATACCGACACGAAACTAATCACGGAAGATTTCGTCTTAGACTGTCTCAACGAAGCCCAACTCCATATTGTCCGTAACTGTCCGAGACTTATCGACTTTGACAAAAGCGATACCACGACATACCGGGTAGCTACTTGGAGCACAACGGCTACAACGGTTACGGCAATAGCCAGGTCGTCCGGAACGGTTACTGTTACCGCATCAGGGCATAGTCTTGAAGTTGGTGATATTGTAACTGTTGCTGATTGCACAGGTACGGTCGATTTTGATGGTAACTTTGAGGTTCTATCGGTGTCTGGTACTGCTTTTACTTACTTCCAGAACGCTGCTGATGAGACAGGGGCCGTCTTTGGTACTGTTGTCCAACTCGCAGCTAAACCCACATACGACATCAGCACTCTTGACCCCGCCCATATAGGCGGTATCTGGATTCTCAATGGGGCCAGTACCCGGCAGGCGGGTTTGAAATACCGACCTCTTGAATACTTCAGAAATAAATACGAACCTGTTTACGAGGAGTCACCGTCCGAACCTACGGAATACACAAGGCAGGGCGACAACATCATTTTCAACTGCCCGATAGCGAGAGACTACCAAGGTTTGAATTTGAGGATTGATTATACGGCATGGGCTACGGCATTAGCCAATGGTGCTGTGGCCTCAGAAATAACCGGCGCAGATAAAGGATTGATTCTTTTCTCTTTGGCTGAAATATATGACGAGTTGGCATTAGGTATGCCGCGTTTCGAGTCAAAGGCGTTAAAGACCAGGGTATTGTTCAATAACTGGTTAGATGAGTTCAAGGATTATCAGGAGTTATGTTTTGAGGAGCTTTACGATGGCTAAGAAAACACTTCTAATTTTAGCATTTCTTTTTTGTGGTTTAATTTGCATTTGGGGAGGAACTCATGATCCTTGGGATGGAACGGTATGGGACGTTACCTCACCCGATATCGACCAGCCACACGGCAACGCCTACAAGGAGTTATACGACCTAAGAAAAGGCGTGGCGCTTCGTATGAACAAGGAGCACGAAACGCTTGCTACCAGTTCGGCGGGGGGCGTACATAAGCAGGGCTCGGCCAGGGCGTTCTTTCAGGATGCTGCACCGACAACGCAGGTAAATGGCGATGCTTTCGATTCCGGCGATTTAGGTTCTTTGTGGTTCGATTCAAACGCCTCTCCCGATAATCAGTTCAATGTCCTAACGGCGACTACTCCAACGTGGACGCCTATCTCGACCGAGGTAATTGCCGTACTTCTTGCGGCTAATCGCCAATTTGCCGGTACTCTTACGGTGGATGGTGCAACTACACTCACAGGAGCCGTAGGGTCTGCTGCGTCAATAACATTAGGGGCCGGTGCTGACCTTATAGGCTCATCCACTTCTGACATTACAATTGGTGCTAATAAATTCACGGTGGCGGGTGCGACCGGCAATACTCTTGTCGCAGGGACATTTACATCTACGGGTGTGGCTACTGTTGGCGATGGTTCACTACTCAAAACTTCAGCGGCGCCGACTACGGATGCTATGATTGCCAATAAGAAATATGTAGATGATGCTCTTGGACAATCTTCTCAAGTAACAGGAACTTCTAATATTTCCAATGTAACTGGCGATTGGGCGGACATGGCCAATATGTCCATAACATTAACAACGGTAGGCGGTA